ACTACGTGTTATGGCCGCAGGCGAGATAACGGGGGCCCCCCCAGTGGAGGTCGCCAACATGCGAGTAAAATACAGGTCTACGCCACTGTACGAGGAGAACGGAATACCATTCGAGGTGGCGTACTGCCTGACCCGGATTGGCAAACAGCCGGATGATTACGACGGGCCAACCCGGTATTGTAAAAAACGTGCGGCGAAAGACGATAACTGGGACGGAGAGCGGTACGCCAAAGGCGCGTTCTGTCCGTCGTGTCGATTCCACGGGGGCCGCAACCACCGCGACGGCACCGAGCAACATCTCGAAGACCCGCGCACAGTAACTTTGACGCACGGCCTTTACGCCGAGGATGAATCTCTACGCATGGATTTCACTGACGCCGAGCAAGCGCTCTACGATTCGATTGTCGAAGAGTGGCCGGACATCTACAACTGGGTTTCCGAAGACGAGGACCCGGCCCGCTACCTGATGCTCCGTAAGGTAGCGAGCAACACGGTACGGACACTGCGAGCCGAGGACTACATCGACAGCGAGGGCGAAGTTCGGATAACTGACGTGTTCAACGAAGAAGGGCTCGTCATCGACCCTGACGGCGATCACCAGGAAAACCCGCTTGCGCGCGAATACCGCTTGCTCTGGTCTGAAATTACCGATCAACTCGCGGAGCTGGGCTTGACGCCAAAGGCCCGACAGCAGATGGACACGATGGAGGCCAGTGAGTCGAAGAACGAAGCGCTGGCCGACATCGCAAACGAGGCGCTGGAGGGCGACCACGAGTACGACCCCAGCGGCTTCGGAGAAGGTAGCGATGGGCCGGGCTGACCCCGACCTTGAAAACTACTCCGCGGGCTACGCAATCGTCCGAGATGTCCGGGTGTATTCCTGGACGGGCGAACTCGCGGTGATGGACGAGGACCTTTATCACGGGCTCGCTCACAAGGTGGGCGAACCCGTAATGGGGCGTGTCGGTGGACTGACATACGAGTTCGTGCCGGGTCAAGGAGTGCCGGCCAACTCTGTGAACGTCCCTCAGGAACAGCACAACGGAGCAACCCCGGAAACGTTGCTGGTCCAGACAAATCTATGAAAGAGCAAGACCTCGAAGAGGCGGGCGCGGACCCCCGCTACGACATTACCGAGGACGGGAAGCTCGTCCCGCACAGTCCCGACAATCAAAATTTCGACCTACAATTCAATCATGACTGACGACACAGACAACACAGCAGCGCCGGTCGCCGAAGTGGCCGGCGCGACACGCGAGCGCGTTGAGGCAGAACTCGATGCGTTCGGCTTCAGTGGCATGGTCATTTACTACTCGGTGCTGTCGTTTGGCTACTTGGGTGCCGAGGTTTCTTTCCTCGACATTCCGTGGTCGCGGCCGATGCTGGCCGGGCTCCTCCTTAGCGGGCTGGTTATCGACCGCTTCGCATCGAAGGGCAAACAGATACAGCCCGTTGTGGTTGGCTACACGACACTCGGTGTACTGGTCGCTGGCGTTTCCGCTGGCGTCCTAAACATGCCGATGCCTACCGAGACGGTCAGTGGCGCGCTGCTCGGCCTGCTCGCCGTTGACTACTTCACCGACGACTAACTGCGGTTCGCAAGCGTTCCCTTTCCCTAATGAAACCTGAACCCTGCGGCGACTGTTCGTGTGGACTGGACGAAGATGCCGATACTCATGAGCGGGTATTTACTGCTCACCCCAGTCTTAACGAGATGGTCCGAGGTCACTTGGAAGAAGCTGGGCTCGTCGAAAAAGACGACATCGTGAAGCAAGTAGTCGTCTGCCCGGAGAGCCTGGTTGTCCATGTCGGCCGAGACTGACTACACCACGCCGCTCTTCGAGGCGTGACGCTATGACTGAAGACCGCCCGTCGGACCCAGTTCGGTCTTCAACTGCTCCCGCTGGCGAGCTTCAAGAGTGTCCCCCAGACGGTGGAACTATCATTGAACTAACCGATCAGGAAGGCGACCCCTGCGGGCTTCTGATCCAGTGGGACGACTCTGTGTGGATGTTCGCGCGCAAACCGCACTACGACAATCTCGGCGGCAAGCAGTAACATAACTCATGGAAGAACTCGCTAAAGAACTTGACGCTGACACTGGGGCACTGCTGGAGCGGTGGGGCGGCCGCCCCGATCTTATCATCGAGGACATCTTTCAGGTCCGCGATCTTAATACTAAAGAGATCGAAGACCTGGAACTGACTGACTACCAGCGTTTGTTCGTTCACGCGTTCTTCTTCGGCGACGAGTCCACGCTGGCGGTCCTAAAGGGCCGTCGGACGGGATATTCGTTCATCGCTTGCGCCTGTGTGTTACTCAAGGCCCTAACTCTCCAGCACAGTTTTCATGCAATCACGGGGCCGTCAAAGTCACAGGCAAAAGACCGCATCGAGGACATTTACGACCTGATAGATTGGTCGCGTGTTCTTTCCCGAGAAGACCTCTCGGTAGACAACCGCGACGAGATCGAGCTGCCGAATGGTGCCACGATTATGGCATTTGCCGGCAACCCGGACACCTCTCGTGGGGCTGACAGCGCGGACACGCTGTACATAGACGAGATGGACTTCCTCGAAGACCAGGAAGAGTCCATGCGAGCGTTCAGCCCGTTTACGGCGCTCGGTGACGCGACCACGGTCGAGATTTCCACCCCAAAATACTCTAACAGCCTGTTTCAGGAAGACATCGAAAATGGCTCAGAGGACGGCGAAAATGGTATCATCTCCATCGAGCAGCCGGCGTTCAAAAACCCCGAAGAGATCAACGTCAATCGTTCGCTGTTAGAGCAAGACGTTGAGCCGGTGATGCCGTACCTCAACCTCGAAAAAGCCGAGAGGGACCGCCAGCGCGATCCCAAGGGCTTCGAGCAAGAGTACCTCTGTAAGACTATCGAAGATTCTTACCGGTTTTTCACCGAAGAGGGCATCCACCGAGCAGTCAGTCGGGGGGCCGAGGATCACGTGTGGCACCCCGCGACTCACGCCCGCATGGGTGGAAAGATGATTATGGGGGTAGACGTGGCGACTGGCGGAGACGACGATACCGCTATCTCTGTCTTCGAGCACCACGGTAACCACCGCTACTTACGTTTCCACACCGCGCTGGACACCGAAGACCTGCGCGCAGTCGGCATCCACGGCGATCCGGCCAATCCCTCGGATATGGCGTCTTACGTTGCGGCGCTCACCGAGCAGATGGGCGTCGATAAAGTCTTCATTGATAAGACTGGGCCGGGCCGTGGCTTTAACAACGAGATTAACCGACGGCTCGGCCGCAAGGCTGAGGGCTTCGCGTTCGATAACAAAGAAGAGATCGCCCGAATGATGGGCGATTTCAACTACGCTCTTCACAACGACCAGATCACGCTGGTTCCCGATGAAGATGATCGGATCACGGAACAGCTCAAGGCCATTGTCAAGGAAAAGCGACACGATACCTCGAAGCCGCGCTTTTCCGGGAAAGATAACGCCCCGAACGGAAACGATGACCTTGCGATGGCCCTGGTCCTGGGTGCGTTCCCGCCGAACTACAACGTCGAGCGTTCGACCACGCCCCACACGAAAGAAAACGTGACGGGCTCGTATGACCCCACCGCCTCTTCGAGTCAGACCCCGGGGGGATACAAGGGCTCGCTGGTAATGCACGGTTCGGCTTCTGAAAAAGACACCAGCATCGACATTCTCGACGTGGACATTTCGACTGAACAGAATCGGCGGGGAAGCAAACGCTACAGTTCGCGGCACCCCCGCGACAGATCCTAACTCATGCAAAAACAGCAAAACTTTATCGAACCCGAATCCGATGCCGATTTCGCGGCTGATTCCCCGAAGGGTGTTGTCGTCCAGGAGGGAAGAGGTGGTATTTCGGCGTCCGGCGAGCGCGTAGCGAACGCGCCGAAGGACGAAATCGAAGACCACCGCGAGGTCGCCTACACGGACCCGCACGTTCACGAGGCGGTTTACACGCTCGTGGATTGGCTTGTCGGTGACGGTTACTCGGTTCGCCCACCCCGCATCCCGGGAGAAGGCGGCCAGCGCGTGCCGTCGAATTCTCCGTCTGGGAGAGCGGCGCGCTCCAGAGACGGTTCGAACGTTACGGATCTCCGGGGGCTTTTGTACAACAGCCAGTTTTGGCGTGTTTTCAACGACTGGGTGTACTTCTCGCTTGTTGACGGCCACGGGTTTATGGAACTTGTAGTTGAAGACAATGTGTTCAAACCCAGAGTTTTGCCGTCCGAGCGGATGCACCGCGACCTCGACGAGTTTGGCAGGCCCGTCGGGTACATTTTGGAACCCCCGGACGGTGGCCCAGAAGACGACGATGCCACTGAGTACGACCCCCACGAGGTTGCAGAACTCTGGTTCCGCAAGGAGCCAACTGACGACTTTGGTCGTTCGGTAGTCGAACCGATCCGCGAGTCGGCTGACATTCTCCGCGACATGGAGATCGACTACGCCCGGTTCATTGCGACAAAGGCATACCCGCCTGTTCTCTGGAAGCTCGGCTCAGAAAACGAAAAGTGGACCGAAGACCAGATCAAGGGCTGGATGGCGAAAGTCGAGGAGATAGGCCCAGACTCGATGCTGTTCGGGCCCCACGACGTTGACCACGACATTGTCGGGACAACGTCTACGTCTTCGACTGCGGGCGCGATGCGCTTGGAAGAGACATTTAGTCACTTCCAGGACCGGATCGTGACTGGGCTTGGTGTGCCGGCCCTTATCATGAA